CGCCGTGTTCAACTGGGCCTTGGTCATCGTGATGCCGCTGAGGGAGGTCTGGTCTCCTGTGTTGGTGCCCGAGATGCCCGAGAGCTTGGTCTTCTCGGTCGCGGTGAAGACCTTGTTGGTGGTGCCATCGACCGTCGAGTCCGCCGAGATATTGCTCAGGGTGTTGCCCGACCCGCTGATGGTCTTGTTCGTCAGGGTCTGGGTGCCCGTCAGCGTGACGTCACCACCACCAGCAGCAGTTGCCCACTTCACGCCGGGGGTCTGAGCCGAGTCGGCGGTGAGCACCTGGTCGTTGGTGCCGACCGGCAGCCGGGTGATGGTGCCTGCCGCCGTAGCCACGTACAGGTCGCCCTTGGTGGTCAGCGTGGACTCGTCGACCTTGCCGTCGAGCGCTGTCTGGGTAGCCGTGGAGACCGGCTTGCCTGTGTCGGCGGTGTTGTCGACGCTGCCCAGGCCCACATGGGTCTTGGTGACGCCCGCAACGGTGCCGGTGAAGGTAGGGCTGGCTAGTGGTGCCTTGAGGTCCAGAGCGGTCTGCTGGGCAGTGCTGACGGGCTTGCCTGTGTCGCTGGTGTTGTCGACACTGCCGAGACCCACGTGGGACTTGGTGATGCCGGTCGGGGTGCCGGTGAACGCAGGGCTGGCCAGCGGGGCCTGCAGGCCGAGCGCCGTGGTCATGGTGGCCGCGAAGTTCGGGTCGTCGTTGAGCGCCGCCGCGATCTCGTCGAGCGTGTCCAACAGGCCTGGGGCTGAGGCGATCAGCGCGTCTCGCACGGCCAGCACGTACGCCTTGACGGACTGCTGGGTAGGAACCTTCACCGCCGAGTCAGAGGCCATGTTGTCCTCGTCGACCACGAACGACATCGAGGCCGTCGAGGTGTCGGCGTTCATCACCGCACCAGCAGCATCCACGTTGGTCGCGTCGGTGACGTCGGCCAGGGCCTCGATGCCAGTGAGCTTGGTGTCGTCGGCAGCGGTGAAGACGTGGTTGGTGGTGCCGTCGGTGAAGTCGTCGGCGGTCAGCGCCTCGACGCTGACGACCGGGTTGGCCGGGTCGGTGTTGTCGACGTCGATGTTGGTACCTGCCACGACGGACTCGACAGTGCCGCTGCCACCTCCGACCGAGTCGGCATAGGCCTTCACGGCAGCCGAGGTCGGGATGGTGGTGTCGTTGTTGTTGGACCCGATGCCCTCCGATGCAGTCACCAACGTGGCTGCAGCGATCTTGGCCGTCGTAACAGTGGCGTCGGTCGGAGTGCGGGCGTCGGTCAGGCGAGAGTCATTGCCCGCAACCGCATCGCCAGCACCGGAGCCAATGATCGGGGCGAAGGTGGTGGGCTTGCTGGTGACATCCGTCCAACTCGGCTGGTAGTCACCGGCCTTCGCCGTCGAGGAAGTCGTGCCGATGGCCAGCGTCTCGCTGATGACCACGTACGCCGAACCGGACCACCGGTAGGTCTTGCCGGTGTCCTCGGCGACGTAGATCTTGCCGCTCTCACCCGTGCCGGGGAATCCGGCGAGGTTGGTGTACGGCAGGACGTCGTCGACATAGGACGGGAGCTGAGCCGAGGCGACCTTGCCGCCGCTGTCCAGACCCGCATAGCCGTTGACCTGGTTCTTCTCGCTGGTCTCCTGCTTGGCTGCAAGGTCGGTGACCAGGTTGACGACGGTCGACTCAGCCTGAGTGCCAGTGTGATTCGCACGGGCCTTCAGGTTGGCATCGGTGTCGTTGGCCGTGGCACCGGTGGCGATGCCAGCCAACTTGGTAGCCGGGGCGGTCAGGGCTGCAAGCGCAGTCAAGTCGGCATCGGCTGCCTGCTTACCAGTGATGTCGGTGGTGTTCGTATTGATTTGGGTGGCAACGGCGTTGATGGCAGTAGCGTCATACGACTCGCCGGTGGTCCAGGTGTTCTTGAGGGTCACGTCATTGACTCCTTACGGGTCTTGGGGACGATCAAAGGGATTGAGTTGAGGGGCATTACGTGTTCCTCGCGGTCATCCACGCGCCGCCACGGGCACCAATGCCACCCGGCCACGCCACGCCCCACGTGCCGCCTGCGCCGCCACCGCCACCCGCACCTGGTGCGGTACCGGCAGCACCGTTCGAGAAGGGCGCAGCCCCGCCGCCGGTGCCGCCGATGTACGTCACGTCGTTGAAGGTGAAGTTGCCTGCTGGATCGCCGCCGTAATGACCGACGTTCTGCTCATTGCCCGCCGCGCCACCAGCAGCAGTGACCGATGCAGTTCCGTCGTCGATGTCGGCACGGATGGTGTCGCCGCCAGCTCCGCCGGGTGTAGTTCCCGGACCGGCTGCGCCGACTGCGCCGACGGTGACGGTGATCTCCGTTGCGTCGACTGGGAAGTCGACACCACGAACCAGCGTCTCGCCCTCCCACGCGCCCGCGTATCCACCCTCGCCGCCCCAACCGAAGATGACGTTGCCGCCGCAGCCTCCTCCGCCACCGCCGATGTAGACACCGTCGATGAAGTTGGCCCAGTCGGGGATCAAGTAGGTGGACTCACCAGGTTCCGAGAACTGAGTCGTGCGAGGCGCGAAGAAGTTCGGTGGGGCGTCTCCGGAGAGGATGCCGACGCCGAACCACGGCACGTTGCTCGAATAAGTGATGGAACCGAAAGCTAGGTCGCCCGAGCCTGTCCGGGTCGCAGCAGGGCGCGAGGGGACGACCGTCGGGTGGTCTGGCAGCCAGGCTCCCGCCGACTTTCCGCCGATGAGGTGGGTGCCAGCACCGACCACGCGGACCGCGAAGCCCAGGATGTCGCCAGAGACGACGTCGATGCGGTCCGACTCGCTGGCGATGTTGTAGACCAGGTAGGACCACGACGATGTCACCGAGGCGATCTGGGACGGCGAAGTGTGGACCAGCTCCATCTCCGAAGTGGTGAAGTTGAACTTGTAGATGTCCACATAGAGCGCGGTGATGCTCGCGAAGCCCTTGCCAAGCCAGGAGACGAAGCCCTTCTTGGCCGTCTCGGTCGCGCGCCAGAAGGCAATGGGCACAGAGGCTGCTGTGGCCGAGATGTACGTCGGGTCAGAACCGCCGGTGTACAGGTCCGTGAGCAGGAAGGTCGACTCTTCGGTCTCGTCGATGCCCGACATCAGGCTCTTGTTGTTGCGCAGGCCCAGGACGGCGTTGTTCCACTCACCGATCTGGACGCCGGTGTCGGCCATGTTCGCCGTGTCGGTGGCGGCGTTGGCGACGTCGGCCATCGACTTGCCAGTGCCAGTGGTGCGCGTAAGTGCGGACCAGAGGTTGTCGAGGATGTCGGTGAAGGTGTCGACCAGAGTTGCTGCGCCGTAACCGAGCACGTTGATGACCGGGATGTTCTTCAGCGCGTCGGCCACTTCGTATGCCGTCCGGTCGATCGCACCCTCGTCGTCGTTGACCAGCGCCTGCCAGGCCGTGTTGAGGAATCCCTGGATCAGGCCCTGGATGCTCTGCAGGGCATCGCCGAGCGGAGTGCCGTCCAGGAAGGAGTCCCAGGCCGCGCCGATGTCGAAGGCGATGTCGCTGAAGTCGAGGAAGTCGAAGAAGGACCGGAAGTTGGCGAAGAACGTGGCCAGCGGGTTGGTGTCACTGCCGCCGATGGTGAAGGGGATCGTGTAGGGGATGCCCGAGTCCACGCTGCCGCCACTGAGGATGAGGTTCTCAATGGCCTGGATGATGTCGCCGATGACCGGAAGACCCTCTAGCGCATCGACGATGGCGTTGGCGATAGCGGTGAGGATGGCTCCGGGGTTGGTGATGTCGATGCCATCGAAGGCGGCGAAGATCCTGGGCAGGATGTCCTGCACCGGCCCGATGCCCAGGGCGTTGGTGAGGATGTTGAGGATCATCGTGGCGAACTCGCCTACCGGACCGCCGGTGGTGATGACGTCGATCAGGCTGATGACGAACAGCTCTGGGCTGGAGAAGTCGATGCCGACGATCTCCTTGATGAACTCGACGATCGCGACCTTGATGTTCTCCAGCGCCTGCTGCGTAGCCCCAAGCAGGAGTTCGTCGAGATCCTTGATCAGGTTCGCGACGTGGAACTCGGTGCCCGAGACGTTCGGGTCGCCCTCCGACTGCGGCTGGTACCTATCTACTGCGCGAGGCATCGGTTACGAACCGCCGAGATCTGCTCCACTGACCGGGATGCAGAGGACGCTCAGCTGGGCATTGGCCTTGTTGAAGAGGTAGACGCCGATGATGCCGTCGTTGAAGAGGTTGACGTAGATCGTGGAGGCAGCGCCGGTGGCACCGGCATCCACCACACCCACGCCGTTGTCCGGGGTGATGGCGTCGTTGGGTGCCGAAGGCATCGAGACGTGAGGGACGATCGTGGTCCAGGTCGAGCTGTTGCCGAACCCGCGAGCGATCAGCTGGCCGGTGGTCGGATGCCCGAGGCGGACCTCACAACACAGGACCAGCGGGTCGGAGTCAGCCTCGACGCCGATGGCGCGGATGTGTCCGCTGACGTAGGGCACCCAGTCGAACTCCTGGGGCGGGATGACGAGCTGGCCGATCTGCTGGCGCGTTGTCAGGCCGGTGAAGTCGGTGAAGTTGGCCTGCGGCATCGTGAAGAACTTCGACCCGATGTTGCCGATGGGCTGGGCCTGGAAGTCGCTGCCATTCCAGACGATTGCCTCACCGATCTCGGGAGCCTCGGAGTCGTCATAGTCAGTGGCGTCCCGGAGTGTGGCGTTGTTGCCCTGAGGACCCCGAGGAGCCTTGAGCTTCAGCAGCCAGCCAGGATTGGCCGCCGTGCCGGTGACCTCGATGCTGGAGTCCAGGTCGTCGTCATCGGGGTCGAGCAGCTCCACCGTGGGGCTGATGTTGGGCACCGGACCAGGAGGTCCCTGGGTGCCCATGGCGCGGATCTTGTAGACCTCGCCGTCCCAGACGTAGACCTGGTTGCCGATCCACCACGCCTTGCCGATGTCGACGGCCTCGTCGGTGAGGTTCTGCGGCAGGTCATCTGGGGTCTCGAAGTCCTCCCACTGCATGTCGACGATGGGGGCGTTCTGACCGGCGTTGCCCTTCGGACCGACAAGGGCATCGAGGGTGATGGCACCGTCGTTGCCCAGGATCTCGAAGGAGCCAGACATCATGCTTGGCGTATCGAGGTCACTGATAATGCCCCACAAATGCACGTTGCTGAGAATGCTTCCGAGGTATACGTCCTGGCCTGGGATGGGCACTAGTAGTCCCCTCCTTCGTTGGTTTGGTCGACGAGGTCCTCTTCGGGGGCATCGGCGATGGTGATGAGCGGGTTGGCCTGCCAGGGCATCTCCAGCTGGTCTGGAGACGGACGAGGCGGTACTGCTGGGGCGAGGCCGAGGCGGCGCTTGGCTTCGTACTTGACTTCGTCTGGCAGGGCTTCGATCTCGCGCATGGTCATGTCTTCGAGGCCTTCGAGCGGATCGTCGGTCTCGTTGAAGCCGACCCAGACCACGGCGTCCTCGAAGACGCCACCACCAAGGACCTTGCGCTTCTTGATGATCGGGTCGTCGAACTCCTCGCGGAGCGCGAAGTTGTCGAGGTTGTTGGGCTTGCGCCAGCCGCAGCGGACGAGGTGCCAAGCGACCAAGTGGGCGAAGCCCTTGGTGTCGACGATCGAGCCGTCCTTGGCCTGCGGGTACTGCAGGTCTTCGAGCATCTGACCCAGCACGCGGCTCATGTAGGAGTTCTTCTGCTTGTTGCGGACCGCAGCGGTGACGGGCTCCGGCGTCCCCTTCAGGGGGAACGGCATCGTCACTGCGCCACCGAGTTCGGACCCGAGGAGGTGGCGAGAGCCTTCTGCCAACCGGTTCCGATCCAGATGTGCCAGACGAGATCGATCCACCAGGTACGTCCGATGTCGGCGGAGTGCTTGCCCGAGGACAGGTGCTGAGGCAGCTGGTCCTCGGAGTCGAGAGGCCCTTCGAGTTGGATACGCACGACGAATAGCCCTCCTTCCGGAAGGTGTTGATAGACAAGAGGGTTAGGGCAATTCCTGGACGGAATAGGTCCAGGTCAAGCCTAAAAAAGATCGGAACTTCCGAGGAACATCCCGAAGGTATTCCAGATCGCGGCGAGCGTCCGAGTGGCCTTGGCCACCGGGTCCTCTTCGTCGTTGCCGTTGCCGATGGTGAGGTCGACCTGGATCGGTGAGGTGCGGTCCCAGGAGTACTTCACGGCGGTCAGCTGATCGACGTGGATGATGTTGGCCATCTGGAAGCCCAGGCGGTCGCCGAGTTGGAAGTCGGTGCCGTACAAATAGGGCGCACCATTCCGGACCGAAGTCTTGAAACTCGAATAACTCCGTGTCTTCCAATGACCGGTCCGAATATCCAATACACCGGAAATTGTGTAAGCGCTCCCGCTACCTCTTTCGAAGTGCTCAAGAAAGCCAAAGTCACCCATTTGAATTGCGCGAACTGGATCAGTGAACCTCTGCCAGGCCAGCAGCGTATCGTCCAATTGTCCCTGGTAGAGTTCCTCAAGTCCCGGGGTTCCGGGTCCCATGAATCCGGAAATAGCCAGACCAGACGGACCATAAATCAATTCACTCAATTGCGACAGACCATACTTGATAGCAAATGTCTGAAGTTGATTTACCCAGCCAGGAGATTTTGAACCGACCATAATGGTCTTGGCCGTTGCGGCGTGCAAAGTCCGGGACGATTCAATGATTCCGGAATATTCGCCGTCACGGAATATCGCCCATGGAGGCTCGGGTGCGGTGAGAAACAGCTTGGCGAAGAAGGGGTCCGTCTTGCCGTCGTCGTCGGCGTCCAGGTCGACGACGTTGGAGATGACCTCGGTGATCATGTCGTCGGCGGTGCTGGTCGCGAGCTTGATGATTCCGTCCAGGAAGGTGCCTGTCGGTCCTGTCGTGCCCGACTTGTCTTCGACGGCCATCACGATGCAGTTGCGGTGTGGCCGTGCGAGATCGTCGAGGCTGTCGGGCAGGCCGATGCTGTCGGCGATGCCGTCCAGGACCCCACCGATGAACGGGATGTCCTTGAGGCCGAACTCCAGCTCGGGGTGCGGGCTGGTGGTGTCGGTGGTCAGCCAGGTGTAGGCGCGGATCATGCAACCCGCGTCTTCGAGCAGAGGCGCTGTGACAGTGTGCAAGTCGGTCCAGCGCGAGGTCAGGATCGAGAATCGGCTCTGGTCGGTGATGGGGTTGACGAACTGGACCTGGATGGGCCAGGACAGGGGGTCAACTCCGGTGAGCCCGGTGCCGATCCACCCACCAGGGTTGAAGACGTTCGTCGGGATGCTCAGGAAGGGGAAGTACTGCCGCGCAAGGTTGATGAACATCGTGATCGAGGCGCTGGTCCGGATGTTCCAGGGCAGGATCCACATCTTGGGCAGCTGCACTTCAGGCGGGAAGATCGGGTTTGCCCCGCCGAGGATGTGCTTGAGGTGCTCCCGGTTGGAGACCATCTCCATCTCGACGGTGTGCAGGCCGTCCTTGTCACGCTTGGCGTTGACCGAGATGACCTTGCCGCCCCACCTGGTACGCCAATCCGGAGCCGTGGCAATCGGATCGACCGTGATGTGGAGGTCTTCCTCCATCCGACGGTCGTGCAGGATGAAGTTCGAGAGCCAGTTGTCGCGACGGATGACGCACTGACCGGCTCCGGAGTCGGCCATGACCTCCTCGACCATGACCTGACGCTCTTGAGCGATCTGGCCGATGGGGCGCATGTTCTTGTCCCACAGCCGGATGAGTGGCCGCTGGCGGACTGACTCGATGGTGACCGAGCGGCGCTTCTCCAGATAGCGGTAGTAGGCCATCGGGTCGGTGAGGTCGGGGACACCATTTCGGCCCACGATGTGATCGGGGATCGAGGCCAGAGCCCTGTTGAAATCGATTGAGTAATCGGAGAAGTCGATGGTGGACACGCGGCTCCTCTCGGGCAGCACGAAGTCCCGCAGCCTCAGAGCGAGGTGCGGTTGGATCGGTTGGTCAGGGGTTAAGAGAAGGCCATCGAATACTTCTGCGGCATGAGTGCGGTCACGGAACCGCCGCCCTGCGAGTGCTGGACCTTGATGCGGTTGACCGTCTTGGCTGGCCACGGCACAGAGAAGCGGTCCTCGAACCGACGCCACACCGGCAGCCCTGCATTGGTGATGTCGTGCAGGATGAAGTCGAGAAGCTGGCTGTTGCGGGCGATCCGGTAGAACAGCGGATCGACCGGGTCTGAGCTGGCGGTCAGGGTGCGGGCCTGCGGGTCGGTGTCGACCAGGACCACACCGTCACCGGGATGAAGCAGAGGCAGCTCGACCATGCGGCCACCAGGTCCGTCCTGAATCCAGGTCCGACCGGGGCTGGACACCAGGAACTTTGGCCAGATGGGCTCGGTGCCACGGTTGGGGATGACGAGGTTGCCCTCGCCAATGTGCACACCGGGCAGCAGGTTTGAGATGCCGGGGAACAGGCCTTCGAGGATGTCCTCGATCAGCTCTTCCAACTGGTCCCACGGGGTGCTGGGGATTCCACCGTCTTCGTCGCCGTCGTTGATCCAGGTGGCGTGTTCGATGCGCTTGCGCCAGTAGGGATCGACAGCGACAGCCGTCATGTCCCACTCCATGTAGTTGTTGTCCATGGCAGCGGGGTCCAGGTCGAACATGTTCGGCGGGGTGGCGCCGAGGCGCACACGGATGAAGCGCCAGCCATGGGTCCGGGTGTAGACGCCGATGTAGCCGTCCTCGGTGGCCGACCAGCTTGCCCACCAACGCTGCTCGACCATCCGGTAGCGGAAGATCGTGTCGGGATCGCCGACGCCGATCATGACCTTGATGCCGATCTCACGCTTCTTCCAGATGGTCCGCTCATGGGTGGCACCGATCTGGTAGGCACCTTCGGAGACCAGCTGGTCAAACGGGACGTGCATGAGGCCAGCGACCTTGGGGGCCAGCTGGCACCCCTGGATGCCCGAGTTGGGACCCCAGAGGTTCCACCAAGACCGATTGCCGTCCTTGTCGGGGATGCCGACATAGACGATGTGGGTCTCCAGACCCTGCAGGCGTGGATCGAGCCGGAAGAAGCTGATGTCAGGTGGTCCAGTGGAAGGAGTTGGCAGAGCCATTTAGACGAACCTCCGAGTTCCGAGTTGAGGCGTCTGCTGCGCGACTTGCTGGCGCTTGGCCGCCTCCATGACTTGGGTGGCGTCCTGGTTGATCTGGCCGCCCTCAGCGATGTGCGTGGAGTTGTCGACGGTCGTGGTGCCTCCGCCTCCACCGCCTCCGGTGGGGTCGGGGTTGGCGCTCATGGGGGACTCGGGTCCAGGGAGAGCGCCAGTGCCGGGGTGCGCGGTGTTCTCGCCGACGATCTGGGCGTTGTCGCCACCAGGGGCGACAGAGCTGGCACCACTCAGGGCCGGGATCAGGCTGATGAGGGAGGCGACTCCATCACCGGTCGATCCACCGGCGATCTGGCCACCAGCTCCGAGGATCGCCCCAGCTGTCTTGAGTCCTGGGTCACCGTTCTTCTCTCCCAGGCCACCGAGTACACCGCCACCGAAGCCGAGCAGGCCCGAGAGCATCTTGGTGATGCCCCAGCTCTCCGGGTCACTGAAGCCCGGAGGCAGGAAGGTCTCCTTGATGCCACCCTTGGCGAGGTCGACCAACTGACCGACGCCAGAACCGATCTGGGAGAACGGGTTGTCAGAGTTGCTGCCACCAGTGCTGTCGTCGGTCTTGGCCTTCAGGGTGTCGAGGTCCTGCTTGGCCTGGTCTAGCTCGCGCTTGTTCTTGTCGACGGCGTCCTTCTTGGCCTTTAGCGCCGATTCCTTGGTCTTGGGGTCCTTCTCGGCCTCGTCGAGGGCCAGCTGTGAGGTCTGGACCTTGTTCTCTAGGTCGGTGATCTTGTCCTGGGCGGCAGACAGCTGCTGCTGGGTGGCAGCTCCGCCTCCACCACCGCCTCCACCACCGGAGCTACCGCCGGAGCTACCAGTGCCGTAGTTCAGCGACGAGCCGCTGCTGCCGCCGCTTGGAGAGCCATCGGGGAAGACGGCGTCGAAGGGGAGGTAAGCCTGGTTGGTGAACTGCGGATCATCGGCTCCGGCAGCACCGCCACCGATGGTGAACTCGCCTACCGAGCCGCCGGATTCGGCGTTGCGACCGTCGGGCAGCGTGACGGCCATGTGTCCGCCGCCGGGTCCACCGTTCTTCCAGCCAATCCGCATCGTGCCTGCAGGACCCTTGCCCGAGATCGCACCCTTGGCGGCGAGCCAATCTGCTGCGTTGGCGGTGGCCATGCGGTCGCCGTAGGGGTCCAGGCCGAGCAGCGCATTGACGAGCACCGAGGCAGCGCCCGAGCAGTCCAAACCGTTCTGACCGTGACCGCCGCGCTGGTAAGGAGTGCCGACCAGAGAGCTGGCGACGCTGTACAACTTCTCGACAGGTCCGCCATCGGCGAAGCCAGGGAGCATCGAGTGCAGAAGTGCGGCAGGCGGAACCCAACCGGCATTCAGCGCAGCGACTAGAGGCGCTCCACCGCTGGCCATGCCCTGGGCGGTGACGACGCCCTCACCGTTGGACAGCCAGGCCAGGATCGAGTCGGAGGTGCCGCTGCCAGGCCCCTTGATTGCCCCTGTGCCTCGGGCGAAGTGGGGCTTGGGGCCCTCGTTGCCAGCAGCGGCGGACTGCTGGCGCTGCGAGACACCCAACTGGCTCGGGTCGATCGGCTGGCCGTTCTGGTCCTTGTAGACGACCTTGATGGCGAGGTTGCCGTCGGGGAGGTGTGTGACCGTGTAACCCAGGTCCTCGACTCGCTTGATCGCCTCAGGGGTGTTGTCCTTCAGGACGATCTGGCCGTCGGGCAGCGTATTGATCCCGGTGGCCAACAGTTGGGTGTTGGCAGTGGCATTGGCCATGCTGGTTCCGGCAGCGTTGACGTCGTCACGCACTCCGCGCAAACCCTCACGGACAGTACCGATGTTGTCAGACCAGCCCTGCATGTTCTTGGCACCGTTGCGCCAGCCGTCCACCAGGTCCATACCGCCCTGGCCGACCTTGATCAGCGCCTCGGCCTCGTCCTGCATGCCGGGGACGAACTTGAGCAGTTCGCCTGCGGTCTTGGCGAATTGGGAGATCTGCTTGATGACCTCGCCGAGCGTGTTGGCCATGAACTCTTGCCACTTGCCGCCCCACTTCATCGTGAACTGGAAGAAGCCGAGGATGCCGTCGGTGCCGGTGATCGCCGCCGACGCCAGATCGGTGAAGAACTGGATGATCTGCGGCAAGTTCTGGGTGATCCACGTCGAGATCTGCTGCGCCATGGGACCGAAGGCGTTGGCCAGGAAGTCCTGGAACTGTCCCCGAAGGACTTCGAAGGTGCGACCCAGAGACTCGAAGCCACCGAGTGCGCCACCACCGAGGGTGTCGCTGGCCTTCTGCACCGCACCTTCGACCTGGCCGATGGCGTCACGGGCGTGCGCCGGGTCCAGCTTGTTCATGGCCGCGCCGAGGTCTTCCCACTGCGTGCCGAACAGGGCCACACCGGCAGCGTTGCGCTTGACGGGGTCTTGGATGGCGTTGAGCTTGGTGACGATCGTGTCGAAGGCCTCGGTAGCGGCAGGTCCACCGGCAGCGAGCTTCTGGGCCATCGTGTCGGCGTCGACACCGATCATGGCGTAGGCATCGGTGGTCGTCTTCGATCCGTCGATGGCGCGGATCGAGAACTCCTTGATTGCGTCAGCAGCGAGGTCTGTGCTGCGAGCACCACCGTCCATCAGCTGCTTGATCAGACCCAGCGCCTGCGGGCCGTCGATGCCGACCTTCTTGAACTGGACGCTGTACTCGACCAGGGTGTCGATCAGGTCACCGGAGACATCGAGGCCCTCCTGTGAGCCCTTGACGATGAGGTCCAGGCCCTGGGCGTAGTCCTTGACCACACCCGACTTGATCAGGGTGCCAACGGCGTTGGTGATCTCGCTGGCGTCATGGCCGGTCACCTGAGCGGTCGTGTCGACCTTCTCCAAGGCTGCCTGGAGACCCTTGGTGTCGCTGGCCTGCACCAGGCCGTTCTTGATGATCGAGGCGGCGTCCTCGCGCAGGGAGTCGACAGACTCGCCAAAGTTGTTCTTGTAGGCGTTGTTGATGGCCTGGTTGACCGATGCCATCTGGCTGTCATCGATGCCCAGCTGAACCTGGAGCTTGCGGTTGGCCATGTCGCGCTCGAAGCCCGACATGACCTCCTTGGCCAGCAGAGCGCCGATACCGGCAGCGATGCCGACGGTGGCCAACAGGGCCAGACCGATCGGACCGGCCTTGGTGCCCAACGACGCGACGGCGGGACCGATACCGGAGAGGAAGCCTTCACCGGCTTCCGCGCCAGCACCCTTGGCGCCTGAGCCCAGGCCCTCGGTGATCTTGTCGCCCTTGGACTGAACCTCACGGCGTGCGCTCTGCACGATGCCTTGGCCGAGTTCCTGACCGGCATCGGTACCGGTACGACGAGCAGCAGCCTCGAAGGGGGTCAACGCCCGCTTGGCGTCGGAGGAGTCGATCTTGGCGGCGCGGGTCAGAGAAGTGGAGAGAGCGTTACCGGCGTTCGTTCCAGCCTTGGTCGCAGTGCCCTGGAGGCCCCGGAGGTCGGAGTCGATCTGCTTCATGCCGTCGGCGTACTTGACGGTCAGGTTGATGAATCCAGATGCGAGTTCGGTGGCCACCGGTCACCTCCTTCCATGGAATGCGTTGGCGATTTGGGTGATTCGGTCGACGGCCTTCGGAGGCTGTTGCACGGGGAGGCGTCGACCAAGACCGGCGGTGAGCGTCTTCTTGGGATCGATCGCTGCGTTGGCGGCAGTGGCGTAACGCTTGGCGAACTTGGACCTGACCTCAGATAGCGGTGCGGCCTTGACCTTTGCGCCCTCGCGCTGCTCAGTCATGTATCCAGGACGAGGGATCGGCTTCGGGCGGTTGCGGCCCTTGCGCCCGTTGGCGGTCTTGGCCCACTGCAGCCAATGCAGGCGGTCGTCGATGCTGGCGAGCAGCATGTTCGTCCGGTCCCAGTGCGCCCGGTCGGGATAGGTCTGGATGTAGAGCGCCGAGTGGACGTCGAGGTTCCTGATGATGAGCATCAGGTCTGACCAGTTGCACCGGTCAGAGGGGAAGTCGCGCAGGCGGATTCCCTTGCCGATGAGATCGGAGGCCATGGCCTCGCGCTGCTTGGGGACCCCGATGATCCTGACGACGCGGATGAGATCGGTGATCGAGATGTCCGAGGCGACTTCCCAGTCCTTGATGACGAGGCGGAGATAGTCGACCGTCATCCGGTCAATCACGTCCAGTGACGAGGGTGGCGCCAGAAGCTCTAGCAAGACCCATTCGCGTTCGGCCTCTGGAGCCTTCAGGGCGGCCTTCACGGTCGCCTCTGGGACTGTGTCCAGCATGGGCAACGAGACGGTGCCCTGGAGGGTCTCAGAGACGAAGAGACCCATCAGGAGTTACTCGTCGGTGACAGGCTCGGGATCGGGCTCGACGGCAACGGCCTTCTTGGACTTCGGCGTTGGCGGAGGGCCGACGGGCTTGTCCTGGTCGACCTGCTTCGGCTCCGAGGGCGACGCCTTCCAGGCTGCGAACACGTCGCCGACCTGAAGGGAGGTGAGCCTGTCGAAGGCGTCCATTTGCTCGACGGGAACACCCCATTCGAAGACCGCCCACATCTGGTTCTCCTGGTTGCGGCGGTTTTGGCGCAGGATGCCGACGGGGATGTCGGCGACATCACGCAGGTCGAACGTGAACTCCTCGGTTCCGTCGCCACTCTCGCTGGCCAGATCCTCGACGGTGTACTGGAAGGTCATTCGCAGCCTCTCGTTTGAATGTTGTTGGAGTGCAGCCGTCGAAGCCCGCCGGGGAAGGCGCGACGGCTGCGAAGGGGACGAACCCTCCCCGGCGAGACCTACTTACGAGCCGAGCTGGCCGTCGTCGGTGTAGGTGTAGACGTGGTTGCCACTCGCGTCGGCGAAGGCTTCCATCTCGACCTCGTACATGATCGTGTCGGTGTGAACGACCACGACGTCTCCGACGGTGATGATCTGGCCCTCGGGGATGTAGTTGCGGTAGAAGGCATCCAGCTCCGAGTCAGTGGTGTCGATGACCCACGACTGACGAGGCAGCTTCTTGGAGTTCTTCTTGATCGCAACCTGCGCACCGTGAGAGCCGTTGGCGGGTGTCACGGTGACGTTGTCTTCGCCGTAAACGGCCTTGAGCACGTCGGCGTTCAGCGACTCCAACAGCACGAAGCTGAAGGTGTGCGTGTAGTCCGTCTGAAGGATCTTGACGGTACGACCGCCGAAGTTCTTCTTCTTGTCCACGGAGCGATCCGTGGTCTCGGTGAAGCCATCCTCGCCGATGTTGCCCAGGTCGATGAAGGCGACGTTGAGGGCGGAGGTGGCGCTGGTCGGACCGGGCGTTCCCAGAGGTGCGACGAGGCACGATCCGGTTGCGAGCGGCTCTGCAGCATAAATGTTCTTGTCATCTGCGGCCATGGTGTTTGCTCCTTAAAAGGGCACGCGGAACTAACCCATGACCCCAAGAGGGGCTGGGCTAGAAGGGGATTGGTTTGACTAGACGACGGCCCGCAACAGCACGTCCACGGTCATCTGGAACCGGGGAGTGGAGTCGTCGGGGTCATCGAACCGGGCTGGCGTTCCGACCACGGTCACGTTGCGTAGACCATTGCCCTGCACATATCGCGCCGACTTCAGATGGGCGACAACCGTTTCGGCCAGCTCGCCTGCCACTGTTTCGTCAGCGTGGAAGACCTGGATGATCAATCGTCGAGACGAGAGAACCAGGTTCGTGCCACCGCTTGTTGGTGCGGTGGAGATCATGACCAGCTTCGCGGGGCGTTCAGCTGGGACTTTGGTGGCCACTCGGACACTGGGTCCAAGAGCAGCCGTGAGGTAAGTGCGTACAACCTTGGCGGCGTACGGGATCACCGGGGCGACAGGCGTAGTCATCAGTTGCCACCTGCCTTATGAAATTCCTGGACGAGGGTGTTGTGCTTGGCGTTATCCGCCATGGCCTCGGCGTCGGCGGTGATGACCGTGGCCGAGTAGTCGCGCTTGTCCAGGGGATCGTCTCCCTGTGTGGAGACCTGGTAGCCGTCGGAATCGATGTGCCCGTTGGCCGCGTCGGCAACGCGCTTCATGCGGTCGACGCCCTCGGTGTCGATGACGTGCTTGACGATCTCGTCCCAGGCCTTCTTGTTGAACTTGAGATTGGATCGAGCCATTAGCCAGTCACCTGCTTGAGTTTGACGATGGTGCCTGGCTTCCAGTTGTGGAAGCCGTGATTGGCGTCCTCGATGGCGACCACCTCGAAGGGCTTGACCACACCGGGAAGAATGAACCGGTCTCTCACCGAGACAACGAGATCGGCGGGGACGGCCACGTCGACGTCGGAGACGACGCGGGAGGTGTATCCGTTGACGTTCTCGACCATCGAGGGCTGGTAGGCGATGACCTTGACGTCCACCGGAGTAGCCCACGTCTCGACGTCGTTGCCCATGTCGTCCTCACCGATGCCGTTGAAGACTTGGTGCCCGACGACATGCGGCGTCGGGAAGCTCATGGCTGCGGGTCCCAGAGGGGATAGCCAGCGATGTCGGCTCCGCAGGAGCAGTAGGTGGCGCCGAAGTTCAGTGAGCAGGTGTCGGCGTGGATCGTGGTGGTGCCCACGGTGTCGTAAGACCAGGCTCCGCCGCTACTGGACTGGTCCTGGCAGATCTTCTGCAGCTGCTCGATCTCGCTGGGCCAGAACATGCCTCGGCGCTGTTGCCGGGTGTCCATGGTCTGGCTGAAGCCCAGAGCGGCCAACTGAGTGGCTGCTCCGGTACCGGCTTCATTCCAGCGGAGGATCGCTCCTCGAATGACGGCCTTGGCGGCAGCGGCCTTCTTGGGGTCCAGGTCGTCGTCATCGAGGCACGGTGCGGCCAGAACAGCCATCGCCATTGCGTCGACGATCATGGCCTCGGCCTTGACCTGCTCGATCGTGGCGAAGGGCTCCAGGTCGTCGTTGGTGATCGTCAGTGCAGGCATGCGTCACCGCCTTCTGAGTAGTGGTGTGCCGGAAGGAGGAAGACGGAGCGCGCGTGGCACTCCGCCTCCTCCAACTGGGTTAGCTGCCCTGGTAGACGTCGACGATCTTGGCGAAGGCGTTGAGATCAGCAATGCCCCAGCCGTAGACGACCTCTGCGCGGAAGGCGACCTGGTTGTTGCGCTTGAGGTCACCGCCACCGTCGGGGTCGCCGTACTCGATCAGCTCCAGGCCGATCGCCCGCTGGATGCCCCAGCGGATGCCCGAGAAGTCACCGACGAATGCCAGGATGTCGGTGTCATCGTCGGCCACGCCCACAGCACCCACGGTGTTGGACACCGAGCTGTTGTGGTTCTCCAGACGCCCTGCCGGAGCCGTCGCGTAGGACAGATCCGGGTAGAGCTTCTGCTCCGAGGTGGCGTTGCGCAGGTTGCCGAACTTCGAGGCGAAGGCCGGGTCCAGCGCGATGTCACGCGGGACGAAGCTGTCGGCGAGGACCAGCGCGTCGGCGGCGTCCACGTCGGCGTAGGGCTTGCTCGTCGGCGAGATCTCGACCGTGTTGGTGGTCTCGGACAGGACGTCCGTCATGGCCACGACGGCCTCACCGCCAGCGGGGTTGATGCCGTGGAAGACGCCGAAGTCCAGAGCGCGACTCAGCGCGGGCTGGATGAGAGCCAGGATCGACTCAACGGCTTCGAGCTGGTGATCCTCGCTGGCCCACTTGACTTCCTCGGTCCACCGGACGGTCTTGTGGAACTTGAAGGGCTTGGTGGTCTTGGTGGTCGGCGTGATGACCGATCCACTCTTGTTCGCGCCTTCTCCGACGTACTCGGCTTCACCGATGTCGAAGGTCATCGACTGACCGGGGCCGAACTTCATTGGCTCCGAGGCGGAGAGGGTGGCCACGGTGGAGCCGTACCTCACCTTGCCCAGCCACGGGTCCAGGATCTGAGTCGGGATGGTGAGGCCCGAGGTTGTGAAAGCAGTCATGCTGGCTGCTCCTTTCAGGAGTTACTTGCTGCCGAAGAGCCCCTGCGTGAACTCACGCAGGTCGCCTGTTGCGGCAGTGGGGTTATTTCCCTCGCGGGGAACGGAGTTGTTCTTGCTACGTCGCTTGGTGTCCGACTGGAAGAGGAGCCGGGTCACTTGCTTGATCAGCAGATCGGGCTCGCCTGCGGTCAGAAACAGTTCAGCGTCTTCGGAATCGATGCCATGAAGCTCAACCAGATGTGTCTTGAGCGCCTCGGCGACCTTGGCGGGAACTGAGGCAGCTTCCGTCTCGGCCTTGGTGATTCGGTCGGTAGCCTTTTCGGCGTCCGACTTTTGGGCCTCTTCCAACTCCGCCAGCTTCTTAGCTGCCGCAGAGTTTTCCTTGGCCCGCTTCTCCTGCTTCTGGGCGATTTCCTTCCAGAACTCGACCGTCTCGGTCGGCTTGGGCTGCTGTTCCGTGGTGTCCTCGGTCTCCGTTTCGGTGACCTCGGCATCAACCTGGTTGTCAGACACAGTCATAGCGATGTTTCTCCCGTTTCGGGTAAAAGCCCCAGCCGTTGCGGTCAGGGAGGTCTATTGGCGCGTCAGCTCTGAAGCTGGACGCGGAACTTGGCGATGGTGGCCAAGTGGTACTGGATGGGCGACGAGTCCTCGGACATGCCCAGGGAGCGCAGCTCCGTGAGGCGCTTCTCCAGTTGCGGAAGGTGTCTCTCGGCGATGACGCTCTTGGACTCGGTCGACTTCGATGCTCTGCCACCACTGTTGGCCTTCAGCCATTCTCGGAGGCCGACTCGGTCGGCGTCGGTGATGTTGCGATCGGATGGCTTGTACGGCCTCACCGGAGTCGGCTGTCCGCCAAACGCGGGGACCGCCGAGCAGTTGCAGTGATCGTGGGCTCCGAAGCGCGAGCCCTTCTTGGTGTAGACGTCGCCTCGACTGGCGAGCATGACGCAGAAGGAGCAGCCACCCGTGCGGGCCACTCGCTGCCATCCGGTGGCGCCGGGGTCCTCCTCCGAGGAAGTCATCACGGTGGCGCGACTGGTGTTGGTCACGCGGCGCTGGAGCCCGCCTTCGGCCCTACTGCGGGCCAGGTCCGGATCGTCCACGAGGATGGCGTCAGTGGTCCACGCGGCGAGCTGGTCTGCTCCGAGGTCTCCAAGATCCGGGACGATCGCGGTGAAGCGCCCCTTGACGCTTCGCTCCTCGCGGAGGTCGTCGTACCAGTTGGCGGTGTAAGACCCTGCGGCAGTGGCCCAGGTATCGATTAGGGCGGGCAAGAGGTCGAACAGGGCCTCGATGGTCGCCGAAGGTGTTCCGAGGTCCCAGATGCCCGAGAGGTCCTCGGTGGCAGCCGCCGAGATGACGGCGACCTGCTCAGCCAGCGTCGGTGTTGGCATCTTCGGTCAGCGGAGGCTGGGCGGCGGCGCGCTGTTGCAGCGTCTGCAGTACCGAACTGCCGACGGCACGGCGCTTCTGGGACATGGCGCGGGCGATCTGCTGGTCGGACAGACCCAGCAGCTCCAGGCCCACATCGGTGTCGGCAAGCCATGGTGCGGCAGAGAGCTGCTTGGTGCCAGCGTCGGCCTGGGCGGCTCGCGAGAGGTAGAGCGGAGAGCGCCACTTCGTGTCGATCGTGGCCCACTCGGCGGGGATCTCGTTGAGTTCGTTCTGGATGGCCAGAGCGCGGATCATGCTGCGCCTCAGAGCCGGAGCCCAGTCGTCGGTGGCACCCTCGGCCTCAGCGATGAGGTCCTCACGGGAGGCGATGTAGGAGTCAGCCGAGGTGGGGTTGCTCATGTCGGAGACACCCAGGGAGGTCAGCGGGATGCTGGTCTCGCCAGAGAACAGCTGGGCCTGCTGCTTGAGAGTGTCCAGGTGCGCCTGAGGAGACGCGGCCTGGAATTGCTTGACATCAGCGCGAGCCAGGGCCGGATCGTCGGCGTCGGCGTCATCGGGGATGCCCTTGATCCGACCGATCTGCGTCTGCCAGACCGGCTGAGGGGTGCCGTCGGCGTTCTTGAAGATCGAGGGATCGGCGCCGAGCATCCACATTTCGGGATAGCTGAAGACGTCGGCGTGACCCTCCAGGCGGATGACCGTGCGCAGGGCGGCGTCGTGGAGGCTCATCACGGGGCGCGAGATCCTCGACGAACCGAAGGGCCTGCCGACACGCGGCTTGTACGGCAGCGGCTCAGCTGGGACACCCCACGGGTGCTCCTGACGGTCCACCTGCCACTTGCCGCCGGTCTTGGAGGCAGTGATGGTCTCACCGTCGAGGTAGAGCGCCAGTCCGGTGGGCTGGTTCTCCTCGTTGCGGTCGGAGATCGACAGCAGGCTGTCCAGACGACGTGCGCGCCAGTTCCACTCGCCGGTGGCGTTCATGGCGTCCTTGACGTGAATCAGGGACCGAGGCTCGCCCTCCGACCCCGTGGTATTGACCAGGAAGCTGACCGAGTGGATCAGCGAGGACACCAGGCCGGAGTTGACCTCCGAGCCCAGCAGGTTCTGGTCCCAGACTTCGCGCTGGCCAATGGAGTTGAGATCCCCATCAGGCCAGACGAAGCCGTCCAGGTTGCATCGACGTGCCAAGATGTCCACGGCCTTGGCCGACCAGCCCAGGACGATGCCGAGGCGGTAGTACTGCGGCGGGATCACGGTGCCGACCTGCTTGATGGCGCGCTTGCCGTCGTAATAGCTGGCTCTCAGCACGTTTCGCGACATCTTGGCGTCGAGCTGCTTGAGCAGTCCGTTCAGCAGTCGGTCTTCGTCATCAGTCAGGCCAGGAAGGCGGATTGCGTCGGTCACGGGACGTAGGTCTCCCTTCCTGATGTGACGCGACCGGTGCGGGTGCCGGTGCGGATCTTGGTGTTGTTCAGGACGAGTCGGCGACCCAACTGGGCTCCGACCATGCAGACGGCGAGGTCCACGTGCTTCTTGGAGTCGCGCGATTCCTTACCCAGCGAGGTGCCCCACTTGACGGAGTACTTGCGGGCGTTGTGGACGTGGAGGCGAAGGGCAGGATCACCGTCGTGGGTGATCGATCCTTCTTCGTCGATCCAGATGGCCACCTGTTCGGCCATCTCGGTGAAGTCCTTGTTGCGCTCGTAAGCGCCCTTCTGGGAGAGCCGCATGTCGAAGAGCACCGAGTGTCCGATCGTGGCTCCTGGTGTCGCCCAGAGCTTCACCTTGCGGTGGAGATCGCGGTGCCAGGCGTCGATCGTCGGCTTCCAGTAGAGAGCCTCGGTGTCGTCGTCGAGAGCAGGCGAGGGGTCCACTCCGAACCACATGACCTTGTATCGGTCGAAGGTCTCGCGGACCTTGGCGTCGACCTCGTTGCGAGGAGCCAGCCAGTTCTTGCCTCGGCCACCCTTGGGGGCCTGCCAGATACCGAGGGTGAAGACGTGACCGTCCGAGATCCTCACGGCCACCAGGCCGGTGGCGTCGGAGGACTTCGAGCAGTCCAGGAACATCGCGATCTGCTCGCGGTCGGCCAGCACGGTCTCGCGGTAAAGCTTGTCCCAGTTGCGGGGGTCGATCCAGGCGTCCTCTCGGACGGCAAGACCGTTGAGGTAGAAGCGGATCGACTCACCCAGCGTGGTGGCGGGGTCCAGGACCTCGCCCTCCAGACGCTCCTCGTCGTACCAGGGTGCGTCGGAGTAGGCCTGGGCCAGAGCCCGCTTCAGCTGCTCGGTGTCGAATACCGAGAGGTTCGGGTCGGCCTCGATCGAGTCATACAGGATGTCGTGGCGCAGGTTCGGGAACTGGCCGGAGACCTGCTGCTGCCAGGACTCGAAGCTCTTCTGTGCGGTCGAGTCCTGACCCATCTGGTGGGCGTTGGTGTACTCGACCAGGCGGGCCTGCATCTCCTTGGGCGACTTGCCGACGTTGCGGCGGGCCACGTCGGTCACCTTGTGGCCGCCAGAGGTGGCGGTCATGTGATGGCTCTCGTTCAAGATGATGAAGGTCGCCGGGTCACCCTCGGCGGAAGCCTCGGAGGCGGTCAGGACCTCGAATCGGCCTCGGCCCTTGAGCAGTGACCGAGTCTCGCCGGTCTCGATGTTGTGCCACTCGCGCGCGGCACGCGACCACATGCTGTTGGCCACGCGCAGGAGCTTCTTGCACTGGGTCTCGGAGTTGGCCGCGATCTGAACCAGCGGCATGCGGTGCTGCTGGCCGGTCCACTTGCCCTTCTCCTCGTCGAAGACGAGCTGGGTCGGACCGGCAAGCTCACAGTTGCCATGAGCCCCACCGAAGGGGTCCTTGCCGCTGTTGCAGGTAGGAACGTTGTGTGTGCCGACCAGGTACTGGTGGGCATGGTGGGCCACCGTCAGGCAGCGAGCCGGTGTCGGATCGATCTTCTCGATCGCGGTGATAGTGCGGCTCCGGGAGAAGGGCATTGCCTTCGTCTCGGTCTTGCACCGGGCCAGCTTTCGAGGCAGGCGGCAAACAATCTCTCCGGGCTGCGGGGTGAACCGGATACGGACATATGGTCCGTACTCCTTGCCGCCCAGGGTGACGTTGCGGTAGCTCTTCGTCGGCATCAGGCCGAGCGAGACGGCCAGCTCGAAAGTGTCGTGACCGAGCTGGTTGTCAAGGATGCAGATCTCCACCTGGCCCGTCGGCGAGACGGTGCCATCGGTGTCGACGAGGCCCTGAAGGACCGCCCAGCGCTGCGCCAGTGAAGATCGCAGCACCGAGGCTGGGATGTGCTTGTTGCCCAGCACTCCGAGGTTACGGAGGGCCTTCTTGACCCCTCCATGGATGCCCATACGGAAGGTGTCACCGTGTGTGGGCGATGGCTCCCCGTGCGAGATGCCCAGGCCGTTCAGTTCGGTGATCAGCGCGGCCATGTCGTCGGTGTGTGCCGTGACGCGGGCACCGTCGGAATCACCGTCTCCGAGCCAGTAGCCGAGGACGTAGGGGTCCATCCCCAGGTCCACGTTCTGTCCCTCGACAGCAGGTGTCGGCAGGGCGCGGAATCGTGCGACTCCGCCCTTGGACGCCTTGGTCTTGCCGGTGGTCAGCTCGCGGTCGTCACCGGAAGCAGCAGCTAGCATCTCGTCCACGGTGGCGATGCGGCGGACCCGCTTGCTGCTTCCGGTGAACTCATCAACCGGCCAGCGGTGCGTACCGGTGCATTCCACCGAGGCTCCGTCGCGGAAAGTAATCCGGTAGGTGTCCTCCAGGACCTCTGGCTTAAGGGCCGTCACCGTGGTGACCGAGCCGTCCACCGCGTAGACCTGAGAGCCGACACGGAGGTCTCCGTGCTTAACCCAGCCGCCAGGAGTCATCACCGGAGTGCCGTGGGCGATAGGCCCCTTGGCACCGCGCTTCACACCTCGGCGGTAGACGTACCGGGCTTCGCCGTTGGCGTCGAGCTGGTGCCAGTACCAGAGGATCAAGAACCTCTTCTGGCCGGGAGTGAAGCGCCAGTCGGCACCCGTGTCCGGGTGAACCAGACCAGGACCGAACTCCTCGAACTCCTCCGGCGTCAGCCGGTTCTCCGCCCACCGGATGATCAGAGGGCCGAGGGAGCTGTCGGCGATGCGTTGGCGCTCTCCGGGGTCGGTCGGCCAGGGGATCGTGCACCAAGCACCGGTCCGGAGGTCGGTCCAGTAGCCCGGAGGGGCCTGCTGGACTTCTTGCTCCAGGAGGTCAGTCATCGGCCAGCTCGCGCTCGCAGGACTCGCACAGGCACCTGTCGCAGAGGCAGGAGCGTTCTCCGTGCCCGCAGTCGTCAGAGGTCGCGGAAGTCATCGGCGTTGGAGACCACGGCGAGCTTGGGCTTGTCTTGCTTGGGCTCGACGTAGCGGATCTTGAGGCCCAGGCGGGAGTCGAGCGTGGTGCCCATGATGGCCTCGCGCTGACGAAGCTCGCTGGCGTAGGCCGTGGCTCCGCCTTCGAGGAAGCGCTCACAGATCTCCAGAGCGTCGAAGGCGAACTCCCAGTCCGCCTCGTTCCAGAGACGGGTGTGAGGCATCCGCCTCCAGACCTGCCACTTGCGGCGGGTCGGCTCCGTCCAGTCCTGGCCATTGGCTCGCTTGAAGGTGAGTCGAGGTCCGTCGTCGTTCGAGACGTTCTCGACCTCGGTCCAGGTGTGAACCAGCGGGTTCCGATTGAGGGCTTCGCCTGCAGGCTTGGGCTTGTTGCCACGTACGGGCATCAGGGCCTCCTTCTGCCGATCTAGGAGGTCCCTTATCCATGCTCGCGTCGACTCCCTATGTCAGCCGGGGTCCTGGTGAGCGGGGTAGGGGGTACCTCCCCCAGGGGGTCGGTGTGAGTAGCTATCCATCGGGGCTGGTAGGCGCTATGTCAGCCGGGGTCCTGGTGAGCGGGGTAGGGGGTACCTCCCCCAGGGGGTCGGTGTGAGTAGCTATCCATCGGGGCTGGTAGGCGCT